AAAAATAGAAAAGAAAGACTAGAAGAAAATAAAGACTAGAAGAAAGAAAACAAAAAGAAAATAATTGTTTAAAATTGATAAATTTTTTATGAATACTTATAATTATGACTAATATTTTTTTAGATTCTGTTAATGATGATCCATTAACTTCATTAAATGATACGAGTGATTTAACGAGGATGGCTTATAGTAATAAATCAGCTGATATTCCTTTACGAAATAATTCAATGACTGATAGATTTGAATCTGATACCTTTATCAATACTAAAGAGAGTTTTGAGAGTAATAATTCAAGGATCAATGATTTAAATGAAGAGATCAGAGAATTAAAAATGAAATGTAGAGAAATATATGAAAAAGATGAAATAATCGGTTCTCTAAAAACAGAATGCTTGGAGCTAAAGAAATCTCTAGAAGATTATGAAAAAAGTAAGGGTGAAAATAATTATCTACGGAAGGAGCAAGTCAGGTTAAAAGATGAAATCAATACTATTCAAAATAAAATGATCGCTTTAGAAAGCGGCTCAGTAAGTAGAGAAGATGATAAAAGTGTTAATATCAACGCCGATAAGATCAGTGTTGATATTCATAAAATAAAACAAATATTATCCACGAGACTGAAGGATACACATGAAAAACATATAGATGATTTAATAAGTCAGTATCATTTAACGGAAAAAAAAGAAATAGATAAATCATTGATGGAGGAATTATTATACAAGGCGATTCATTATAATTATTTCAAGTTGATAATAAATAAACTTGATAGGAATCCGCTTCCTAATCCTATGATGATAAATATAAATAATTTATAAGTTGGATTTTTAATATAGGATAACATATTTACCATGAAGCAAGTAGCGAGGATGCCTTGTAGACCACCATATTTTTCAAATTTACAGACGATACCTTCTATATCATCATCTTTCACTTTTGAAATATCTTTATTTTCTTTTAAGCTACAATCTTGGACGAAGATTGTTCTCATCCACAGTGAAAATCCGATTACAAAGAGCAATATGATATATATCGGTGTAGACGATTGTCCGTAATAGGAACAATAATAAGCATAACCTAAAATTAATAAATAAAATGAGGTTGTCATATAAATCCTGCTACTCAGGATATCATTCTTGGAATCTCCTAACATAAAATTTACTAATAATGATTCGGGATTAATACTATATTCATCTGCCGATGCTGCACTCACGATACCATTAATTATTTCGGTCATAATGGGTAATATCAATGGTAACATTACGACAACTGTTTGTGGATTGATCCACGTAGAAATATTTCCTCCTTTATCTAATAAATTTTGTATTAACACAACGACCACGATAATCGTGGTTAAATAAATGACCCGATAAAGATAATATTGTGATTTACTGAAATTTTTAGTTCTCGGAATAGTTAAACTACATTCTGAATCGGTTTTTTTAGATGATATTTGCCATTGATAGAAAGTATAACCATAAATAGTTACAACATATAATCCATAGATCAATAAATATACAGTATCACCTAATTTCCTGAATGATCCCTTAAAACAAAATAATAAAGAAACCATAGCAACCGTTAATAACGTGATTGGATTATTAAATGTCTCACTCTGTATTTCATTATCACTGTAAAGTATTGATATTAAAACAAATATCACAAATATATTAGTCTTTAATGGTCCTAAGATATATTTATTGAATTTTTCACCCATTTATATTATTATAAATAGATAATAAAAAAAAGTATAAGGTCTCGCCGGGATTTGAACCCGGATCATTGGATTCAAAGTCCAAAGTGCTAACCGATTACACCACGAGACCACAATAAGATAACAAAACAAAGATGAGTATTCGGATTGTTCGGATTGTTCGGATTGTTCGGATTGTTATGAGTATTTTAAAATAAATATGAGATTACATTTAAATGTGAATCACTTAAGCGTTTTCTGTATCTTTCTCTGTTTCTTTCTCTGTATCTTTCTCTGTATCTTTCTCTGTATCTTTCTCTGTTCGGCCGTTCGTGCTATCCTGAGAGCGATTTTTTGGTGAATACTTGAACATGAAATCAGGATGCTCAACGAGTAGAGATCCTCCCATAACACCCGATACATTTGTTCCAACAAGTTTCCCATCCTTACCAGATGTTAAATCAAATGAAACATATTCACCGGGATAGAGACATTTATATCCATCATTCTTTACATTGATCCCAGATAGATGAACAAAAATATCTTTACCACAATGTTCGCTATCAGAGTTCATTACATTAATAAATCCATATCCCTTGCGATTAAACCATCTACTTACAGATCCAGTGACAGCCATTACGTTAATATAATTCTATTATTATAACAATTCTTTATATACTTTTATGATAATTTATTTAATTTTTTTAACAATTTTAATCCTTACTTTCAAGCATATTTATGAAATTCACAATATAAATACAAATGCTACATTGGAGCAATTACAGAGTGCTAATTCAGAAGAAATATCGGAATTTTTAAAAGAAAGAAAACCATTATTAATTCATAATCTTGTAAATAAATATGAAAAATTTAATAATTTATCGTTTCAGAAATTATCCGATGATAATTCAGGTTTAATTATTCATGATGAGAATCGTTATTTATCATTGAAATCATTTAGCGAAGAAAACAATATGTATCTTTATAGGAACAAAGATTTATATGAATCATTACGTTTGCAAGAACTATTTGATACTATTTATGAACCATTTTCTAGTCCTATACACTCTTACAAGAGATATTTATTAAGTCTGTATAAGGGATTAAATAGTATCCAACTCACAAAGAATAAACATAATTTATGTTTAATCAGTCAAATCTATGGCAACTCAAAAATATATCTCTTTAATCCAAAACATAAAAATGATATTCTTGGTCTGACTAATGATAGCATCAAAAAATATGGTCAAAAAATAAATCTCACACAGGGTTTATTATTATCTATCCCCGTAGAATGGTATTACTTTTATGAAGTAGAACAAGAATCTATAATTGGTGAAATAATATCTGATAATTATTTTACAGTGATTTATAATAATTTAAGATGAAATAATTAATCATATAAATCTGTCATTCTAAATGGATGACTAATTGTAATATATTCTAATTTATCTATTAAATTCTTCTGTAAACCTATTAAGGCGATTGATGATACAACGTTTATTGCCGTCTTTGTAGCGGTCTTTATTTTTAAATCAAAGATAGTTTCTAAATAGCTACCCACGTGTAAATTTATAGTATACCATACAAAGGTGATAATTATCACATGTAAGATAATTTCTCCAAATATTTGAAAATTATTTTCTTTTTGATCCATATCCTCATCCAATGTCGTAAATATATGATCTATCATAGGTGAAACAGTTATCAGAATCAATAAATAACTTGTACTAAATAATGATATCTTAAATAATATATTATCAAAGATACTCATATTAATATCATTAATATTTTAATTTAAAGATTTTACTATTAATATAGTAGGATAATGAATAATTATCAATTAAATACCAATTGGTGTTTATGGTATCATGGTATCAATGATAAGAATTGGAAAAATAGTAGTTATAAAAATATTTATGATATTTGCAATGCTCATGATATAAAATTTTTAAATGAAACGATTCAAACGATTCATCTACAGAATAGTATGCTTTTTATTATGAGGGAGGGAATCTTCCCTACTTGGGAAGACCCTGATAACCGAGAAGGATGTTGTATTTCATTTAAGATACCGAATAATATCTTAAAAGAACAATTTGATCTCATTTTGAATCGTATTTTATCAGAAGATTTATTAAAAGATAAAGAAAATATAGAGTATTTGAATGGACTCTCAATCATTCCGAAGAAAGAATTTAACATTGTGAAATTATGGTTAAGGAGAAACGATGAAAATTTCACAGATTCATTAAAAGAATATGAACCCTGTTTTACGAAAGAAAAATCATTAATCAAGAAACATGTATTATCTGATTAAGAATCACGTTTTATTCTGATAGTTTTTTCATAAATAAACTATAATGAAAGATCTTTATAAAATTTTACAGATAGATAAATCTTCTCCCGAATCTGATATTAAAAAGGCATATAAGAAACTAGCATTCAAGTATCATCCAGATAAAAATCCTTCTCCTGATGCCGAATCTAAATTCAGAGAAATATCAGAAGCCTACGATATTTTAATGAACACTGATAAAAGAAGAATGTATGATAATTTCGGATATGATAGTATCTCGGGGGATGCTCCCCAAATAAATCCATTAGATTTATTCCAAAGTTTATTCAATGTTGATTTTACGGGATTAGGTGAAAATATGAATAGTAATATCTTTGTCTTCTCCGATTTATCATCAAATCCTTTTCTTAATAGTAATCCAGTTATGAAATATAATCTAGAGTGTTCTTTAGAAGAACTCTATCATGGGACACAAAAAGAATTTAATATTTCACATACATATAGAAAAGATCCAGAGAGAGATGAAGTCGGTAAAAAATCTACGAAGTATGTTATCAATGTCAAAAAAGGATCAAAGAATGGCGATAATATTGTTGTTAAAGAAGGTGGAAATTATATACACCAATTAGATATTGTAGAGGATTTAGTGATTCAAATCGTGGAACTTGAGGATCCACGATATCGGAGAAAAGATAATGATTTATATATCATAGAAAATATTACTTTATGTGAGGCATTAACGGGAATAGATATTTATATTGATCATTTTGAGGGTCCCCTACAAGTTAAAATATCACAAATAGTAAAACCAAATCAGATGTTTCAGGTATTTAATAAGGGAATGCCTATTAAGCATGATAATCAATCGTTAAGCAATGGTTCAGATAAAGAATTTGGTAATTTAATTTTAGATTTAAATATAGAATTTCCAGAATCGTTGGGTGAAAAGCAAATGAATTATCTTAAGAAAATATTAGTTCAATTTGAAAGAGTACCTAAAGAAGGACAAGTGGTACAGGCTTATTATTACAAAGAAAAGGAAGAAGTTGTAAAAGAATTTATGAATCAAGAAGATGAAGGTTCAGGTTGTATTCAGCAATAAATCATTCATTCAGTTTAAATTTGATTCTTTTAAAGATAGTATTATATTAAAAATATATCATTTATTTACTAATAATGGATTTTTTGGAAGAATTATTAATAATCAATAATCTTTATACATTGAATCAAATAGCCTCAGATAGAAAATTAGAAGGGGTGGAGAGAGAAGAGTTCATCAAAAAATATAATAAAAGTAATAATCGGTTATTCACTCCCTGTAAAAAATATATGATAGATGAATACAAAGAAAGTGTTGAAAAATATGAATCATCTAACGGCGTTTAGAACGCTTAGAACGCTTAGAACGCTTAGCTTTCTTTCTTCTTTTAGTTTTTGATTTGCGACGTTTGGTTTTTCTTTTATTTTTAATAGCCAACCCTCCTCCTTTCGTCCCTCCTTTCGTCCCCCCGGATACAGGGGGCGCCGCAGCTTTAGTTATTTGAGCTTTTATCGCGGCAGTTATTTCAGATATTTTAGTTTTTGTTTCAGTTACTTTTGCTAAAACAGTTTTATCTTGGATTATACTGGCGTTACTTTCTAATTGAACTATATTTCTATTCAGTTCGCCACAGATTTCTAATAATTCATATATATTCATTATATATATAAATATATATAAAAATCTACGTTTAAAAAATAAAATAAATATCACTTTTAGAGTGAATAGGGCAATTAAGATTGTATACCGTCAAACCTATTTAATGGTGATCACAACCTGAAATGGTGAAAAAATAAATTAGGATGAAAAATCCAATTAATTCATACTACATGATGAAAACAAGATGAAGAAATGTAATCCCTATTTATAGGTTGATGATAAAATGGTTTCATTGGTTTCTGTATGAAATATGTCTTTACCGTAAGTTTTTTTAATAGATTTATAATTTTTTATAAATTTAATTTTTCATAAACCTAATCTTTCATAAATACTTTTATGAACATATAATTTCTCAGTTTTATTTTTATCGCTTTCATTTTTATACCGAGTTTTTGATGACTGAGATACTGATCTATGGACATCTTTTTGCCATACAGGAATAAAATCTTCGGGTGCTGTCGTCTCAGAAATAAAGACATAATTATCTTTTGACCATTCTCTCATCTTTGACCAAAATTTATCATTATCAAAAATATCATAGTGTTTTGTATCGGTTCTATATCTTATAGGAAATTTAGTCGAACCATAGGGTGGATCACAATAGATTAAACTATTCATGGGTTTCAATGAATCATATGATAAACATTGAAATTCTACATCATTTATTTTGCCTTTCATTTTTTTCAATGAGTTTTTGGCTTCCCCAAGAAAATCTTCTTTTTTTTCTTTTTTATATTTGTCGGCATAACCCGAATAATATTTACCACCGAAGCTCATATTAAATCCTACGAAAGCTTTCAGAGAAGAAGGGGATTCTAATTTCTTACATTCTTCATAAAATTCTAAATCTACGTTTTCGGGGGGTATAAAAGTATCATTCTGAACTTCTTTCCATAATTGTATTAAATCGGGATGATAATCAGATGCGAAACATTGATAATCTTCATTCATGAGTTTTAAAACATTTAAGGCTCCACAAAAGGGTTCTAGATAAAGATCTACTTCTGTAGGCGGAACTAAAGATTTCATTACTTTTGAAATCTCTTTACATAAAAAAAACTTACCTCCCATATATTTCATTTGCGTCTCTATTATCTTTTCTTTATTTTTTTTTGATTTTTAAACTTTGATTTTGTCCTTTATTTTTCGCGAAGGCAAATTTTTTTATGACCCGACAACGACCCTTTCATAAAGAGTTTATCACAATGTGGACATGGTTTCATGAAGTGTTGATTGTATTCTGTCTTGAGATACCATTCACCTGGACAGGTGGAGCACTTGTACTCGGCGGGGTAGTGTTTCTTCGCATGTTGTTGAGCGGCAGACTTACCCTTGTAAATTTTGTTGTAGTCGCGGCATTCTGGGTGGACACAAGAGAAGCCTGTACCATTCTGTCTAAGTTTTGATGGCCACTGCTTGGTCGTTGGTTTCTCTTCAGCTGGGAGTTGAGGTTGGAGAATGATTTTGTTACGATGTCCTCCTCCCCGACACCCGTGTATCGCCCAGTCTGGTTTTTCTTGACCGTGGGTATATACGCGACACGGTTTACACCTCGTTTCCACCACCGACACCGGTTCCACCACCGACCCTGGGAACACCAGACTTCCCATCTCCTGCTGGACTTTCAGAGCGATCATGGTGATTTCCTGTAGAGAAACAATCTCAGCGCTCATATCGTTTTCACAGGTTATAAATTTTTTCTGTTAATTAATAAATCTTCTTTAAATCAAATTTATGAACAAAGGGACAAATTTGTTCCTTTTGAAATCTCTTTACATAAAAAAAACTTACCTCCCATATATTTCATTTGCGTCTCTATTATTATATTTCTTTTCTTTTGATTTTTTAAACTTCATTTGATAACTATATCCGGATTCACAATGGAACGATAGTTTATATTTTATATTTTATAAATATATAGTATATATGATTATCATAATAAAAAATGTAAATCGTAAGGAACTATCTATTAATGTCCAAAAAGGAGATGAAATAGGAACAGTAATTGAGAAAATCAAA